CTCGTAGTTGACGCGGCCGGAGAGATCCAAGGGTCACCTTTGACGTGGAGAGAGAAAGACGGGGCCGAAGCCCCGTTGTGGTTAGGCGGCGATGATCGGGATCGTGCCGAGCGAGTTCGCAGCCGAGGAAGAGCCGGCGCCGTTGATGGCCGTTACCTGGACGCGAATAGAGTCGGCGACATCGCCAACCACCGGCGTGTACTTCTTGGCCGTCCCGCCGACCGAGACGTTGCTGAAGGTGCCGTTGCCCGAGGCATCGTGTTGCCATTGGTAGGTATAGCTCGTCGGCTTGCCGAGCCATTCGCCTTCCAGAGCCGTCAGCTCGACGCCGACCTGGACGACAGTACCGACGATCGACGGCTTCACGGTGTTCGTCGGGGGATCATCGGCCTCGGGGGCAACGATGATTTCCTTCTGGTTGTTGCCCAGCATGAAGGCATCGGTGATGAAGTCCTCCGACCGTCCGCCGGCGCGGGTCGGACCCGTGATGACGCCGCGGCGATACGTGATGGTGTTCGTGTAGTCGTCGGACGGCTTGTCGTTGTCCTCGAACTTCATCGCGTAGTTGTAGCGGTTCAGCGGAGCGCCAGCGGTCCGCAGCGCCTGTTGGCCAGCATCGGACAGATCGCGCGCGCACTCGATCGGCGTGTTCTGACCGTCGCTGTTGCCCTTCTGCTTCTGGGTCATCTCTTCGGCCAGCATGTCGTACTGGACGATGTTGGTGTTCACGCCAGATTCGCCCACCGAGCCGACTTTGGCGATCGGTACCCAGACTAGGGCCTCGAACTGCTCCCGCGTCAGGTTGCTGGGCTTGGGCGTCACGCAAATGTACGCGAGTAGGCCTTTCTGGGTATTGGCGGACATAAGGGGCTCCATCTAGGGGATGGCGGGCGCCGTCCGGCGCTCGCAGGTGCGGTTGCCCAAGCCGCATGTTGGGCACCACCAGGGGGGCTTATCTGGCGGAGTTCAGTTTCATCGGATAGGTCGTTTGATCGTCGACGTGACTATTGAGCGATCCGCGCACCCAAACTGCCAGATGTCCGTGGTGGAGATGGCAACCTCCAGGCCAGCAGTAGCCGCCTCTTTGATGGCAGCGTTCAGGGCCTCCACCGCTTTCGCTACGGCCGCGGCATGCTCCTGGTCGGTCATGGCTTCCTCGTTCAAGCAAAACACTCGTAAGACACGCTCACCGGCACATCCCACGACGCGTCGGTCTTCAGGGCGGGCGCAATCGACGGCGCCTTGGTGATCGTCACCTTGGTTCCCCCGCCGTAGAGCGCGCGATCGGCCGGGAAGTGCAGCGCCACGCGCCCGGCCAGGTTCGTTGCTGGTGCCGGCCCCTTGTTGAGCGGGCACACCACCGTGAGCTGCAGGATGCCGCGCCGGTGGTGAGGATCGGAGCCTTTCAGCAGGAAACGCTCGGTCGCGTTCGGCAGATGATCCACCCGCAGGTAGGCCCCCGCCCCCGGCGTGAAGGCCGTATTCGGCCACGCAACCGGAAGCGCGGGCGTCAATTCCAGTTCGGCAACGTGTCCAAACAGCGCCGCCTCGATGTTGTCCTCAACAGCCATGTGCTAGCCTCGTGCGTGGCCGATCCCGAAGATGACGACGAGGAAGCGCTGACCGATGAGCAGGTCTACGATCTGTTGCACGAGGCCCGGTTGCTTTTCCTCAACAAGGTCGTCGAAACACCGCTCGGACAAGACGTCCTGAAGATCGCTATCCGGCAGATCGACCTGCTACAGCGCGCCATGATCGGCGTCATGGATGATCTCAGGTTTCCCGACCCTGACGCGCCTCCACCCGACCCTGAAGAGTCTTCGCCGCCTCAGTAATGATCTGCGGCCAGCGTTGCGCGGTGAGCCTCACGAAGCCGTTGCCTACCTGGTTGTAGGTGCGGCCGGCGCTGTCTTCGCCCCGGAAGCCGTACTCCATGCGTCGTGCATAGATGGCCTGGAAGCCGAGATAGATCCTCCCGCCGAGCTTCGTCTTCGCAATCGTGAGCTTGATGTTCTCGTTCTTGTCGGCGAAGTCGGTCTTACCCGCTTCCACTGTCGGCATCTCGGTATTCGACGCGATCAGCGATCGACGCAGATTGCCGGTGTCGACCGGCATGTGACCACCGGATGCCTTGGGCTTCCGAACTTCGTTTGCCACGGTCTGAGCGCCCTGCCGGAACACCGCCGTCATCCGTTGCTCGGTGTTGCGTGCCCAGTCGCTGAGCTGCGCGCTAAAGCTCTTCTTGGCCATCACTCCAGCCCTTCGCTGAAATCGATGTCGAGTTCCTGATCGCAGCGACATCCGGCGACTTCTTTGGCTGTCGCCCCAAGCGACGTATCCAGGGGAAACATCATCATGGCGCCGGAGGGCGAAACGAACGGCTGGCTGAGCCCGACGACTGTCTGCCCTTCCATAGCTTCATGCGTGTGCCGCACCCGCTTGTCGCCAGCCGTGCGCCAGGTCCGTGTGACGGCCGCCGCGGTGTACCCCGCCTTCTCCAGCCCCTGCCGGAAGGTCTCCAGCGACGCCGCATGGACCGCCCGGCCGGTCTCCGTCCGCGCCACCATCTCGCCGCGCAACTGGATCGCATTGTCGACGTAGCGGCCGTACATCCTGGTCACATCGGCCAGCGACGGCGCCTTGCCTGCTGCAATCAGCTTCCGCAGCGACGCGTCGAACCGCTTGTCGCGCAGCTTCATGTCGAAGACCTTGCGCATCTCGGCCGGATCGCCGGAGAGCAGCCGGGTCCGCAAGGACAATGCCGCCTCGGTCTGTGGCGCACTCATGCCCAGCACGCCGCCCTCACGACGGCCTGACGCCGGGTTGATGCGGCCGGCCAGGTCGAGGGCGATGGTCTTTGGTCCGAGCCCCTTGGCGTAGCCATCCAGAACCACCGCACGGGCCGCCAGCATGGTGTCGTTGGTGATCCTGGTGATCTCCGTCCCGGCGATCTCTCGCTCGGCCCGCGGGTTGGCGACATTAAACCGGATGATGACGGCACCACCGGTCCGATCCTTGAGCCGCGGCATATTCTTGGCCGTGGCGTCACCGCCGGCGCGATAGGCGCCCTCCAGCGAGAGGCGTAGAGGTGCGAAGGCCTCCTCCTCAATGTTGAGCGACCGCAGCGCGCCTTCGGTATCGCGATCGCGGAGTGAATCGACCGCCCGCTGTAGCAGCACCTCCGACTTCAGGTTGTTGACGCTGTCTTCGAAGCCCTTGCGCACCGAGGGCTCCAGCTTCTCAATCCAGGCCCGCAGCTCGCGCCGCAGCTTCAGGGCGTTGGCGCTCTGTTCGGAAACGAGGCGAAGACCGGGACGGCGGGCCATCAGGCGGCAACGCCGGCGGCAAAGATTAGGAAGGCGACTGGCGTCCCTGCGGCGGGCTTCGGTTCGATCTTCTTGATGGCGTGAGAGACGCCGTCGATCGTGAGCCCGTCGCCCATCTCGGGTGTCACCGACGGATGAACCGCGGCCGTCACCAACAGGTCCGACGCCACGATCAGCGTCCCATCGACATACTTCGTCGGGATACCGCGCGCCGTCGCATCGAGCATGAATGCGACCGTCGTCTCCTCACCCGGTATCCAGGGCGTCGCCGGGTCTGGCTCGGCCGTGGTCGTGCGGGTGAGCGTCACGACACCTTGTTTGACCCCCTTGAGGACGCCCGAGGTGATGCCCTGCAGGTCGGCGTAGAACTCGCTCATCCCCGTTCCGCCTTGCCGAAGAGATTGGCAGCACGTTCGCCGAGCAACGGCGACAGGATGCCGTCGATGACCGTCGAGACCGGGCGCTGGTCCTGGACACCTCCAGGCGTCGCGTATTTGACGCTGACGGCTCCCTCGACAACGACCTCGCTGATGATCTTGCCCGGCGTAACATCGGGGCTCAGTGAGCCTGGGGCCGCCTTCTCGCGAACGGCGGCTTCGATGGTGGCCTGCACGATCTCAATCGGTACCGCATCAGGATCGATGGGGTTCGGCGGGCAGAGCGCATCCAGGGCGCCGGTCCGCGGCCATTCCAGCGCCTGGGCCCGCCGGTTCTTGCGATAGCCTGAGAAGCGGCCGCGATAGCCGCCATCCAGCCAGACAGTGGCCCGACGTAGCGCCTGCTCGGCCAGAGTCGCGTCGGCGCCCGCAATCGGGAAGGTTAGCCCGCGCGAGGTCGCGTAGGCATTGGCATCGGCCAGGCTGACATAGCTGTCGGCGCTGGCCATGCCGGTGCCGTTCTCGACGATCAGGGGCATGGCGGCCTCAGTGCGCAGCAGTCGGCGGATAGTCCGCCAGGACGATCGGAACCCATTCGGCGTCCGACAAGCGGACTACGGCGCTTACGGCCTCGCAGAGGTCGTTGGTTTCATCGCCGTTGCTGTCGATCAGGTTGACGATCTCGCCGACTCGATCGTCCTCTGTCATCGCGAGCCTGAGCCCGCGATGGATGGCGGCTATCACTCCGCCGGCTTCGCGGCCTCGATGGCGGCGATGATGTCGGCCTTCTTGGCGGCCTCGCCGAGGTCGATGCCCTTCTCGGCCGCCAGGGCCTGTAGCTCCTTGACGGTCTTCGCTTCGAGGCCATCCGGGGCCGGCTTCGCGGCCTCGATGGGC